GTCAGGTAACACGGCAGGCGAGGCGAGGCAAGGTGCGGTAAGGCAAGGCGTGACTTGGCGTGGCAGGCCAGGCTGGGCGAGGCTTGGCGAGGCGGGGTATGGTAAGGCGGGGCATGGCAGGCGAGGCAGGCGGGGCGCGGCTTGGCGCGTCGAGGCTTGGTGAGGCAGGGCAGGCGCGGCTTGGCAAGGCACGGCGTGGCATGGCCCGGCTCGGTGCGGCTGGGCACGGCGAGGCAGGTAATGGCATGGCAGGGCAGGCGAGGCGAGGCGGGTCCCGGTGTGGCGTGGCGCGGTTCGGCATGGCGTGGCTTGGCAGGCGAGGAAACAAACAACGGATGATCACGAAACCAGCTTCGTGATCATGAACAAACGACCACCTAAAACACAGCGCATGAAGCGGCCCTTCAGGCGCTGTTTTCTTTAAAACTCTCAGTAACTTAGGAGGCACAATCAATGACCAGTTTCACACCGAATCTCATTTATCCGCTCTATAGAGTCAGGATAAGCGGATTAATGAGATTATCCCAGAAAGAAGAACTCATAAAATTCGTTCTTATAATACTAAGACACTCTCTAAGTCTTAGATATATAAGGGTTTATTCTCATTTATCCCATAATCCACACTCTATAAGAGGGATAAACGAAAATGTCTAATCTTTGCAAGCAGTGCGGGCGCTCGATAGCCCGTGGTGGCTACCCTATAGGGCGAGGCCGCAAGGCTTGGGCGTGCCGCTTCTGCGCGGTGCGTGCGACTGGGCTAACCACAACCGCACTCAGGGCCGCACACGGGGCGCGTATTGCGGGCGAAAACTATCGGAGGGTCATTAAGCGTCTTAAAGACAAGATCGCAAAATACGAGCAGCTGGAGCCCCTTACGCACCGCAACTTGCGTGAGCGTATCGAGTTTCTTGAAGACGAGATCGCAACCATGCTTGATGACCGCAAAACCTTTGACCGGGAGATAGCAAAACATGGAGACAAATAGCCAGGACATTCTTCACCAAGTCGATGGCATCATCTCGGAGCGAGGCCTCCAGTATGGTGACCCGAGCGAGAGCTTCTGCCAGATTGCTGAGATCTGGACGACGCTCCTGAGAAGCCAACTCGCACCCGGTCAGCGGGTGAGTGCGAGCGATGTGGGATTGTTGATGGCAGCACTTAAGATCGTGAGACAGTCGAACACCCACAAACGGGATAACCTCGTTGATGCTATCGGCTACCTGACCATCGTGTCACGACTGGAGGAGCGACCATGAGCATCGTGAAAACCATCACCGAATACTTTGCCGGGTTGCCTGCCCGCTCACCGAGATGGCCAGCGGTGCGAGGTGCACACCTCAAACGCAACCCGACTTGCGCAGCGTGCGGGACTAAGGACAAGCTCGAGGTGCACCATATTCACCCATTCCACCTCTACCCAAATCTCGAACTCGAACCCAGTAACCTCCTGACCTTGTGCGAGACGGGTGGCAACTGCCACATCATGCTCGGTCACCTCAAGAACTGGAAGAGCTACAACCTCGGTGTAAGGAAAGATGCGGAGGTTTTATTACAGAAAATAAAAGCCAGACCGTGAGGTCTGCTTATTACCTTAAGTCCCCCTCGGTGATATCTTTCTCGGGTGGTAGAACTTCAGCCTTCATGCTGGCCAAAGTCCTTGAAGCGCATGAAGGAAAGCTCCCTGATTATGTCAAGGTGGTGTTCACTAACACCGGGCTTGAGCATCCGAAGACCCTCGACTTTATCGAACAGATATCAAAAGAATGGGGCGTTGATATCGTTTGGCTTGAGTATGCAGGCAAAGCCACCACCCCACGCTGGAAGCTTGTTACCCACGAAACCGCAGCACGCAACGGCGAACCCTTCACCGTGCTAATAAAAGAGAGGCAGTACTTACCGAACCCGGTTGCTAGGTTCTGCACGGTCGAGCTCAAGATTCTTCTTCTTGACCGATGGGCGAAAGATACTCTCGGGGCTGAGTTCCGCAAGCATGATCAGCTTATCGGTCTGCGCTACGACGAGCCGAGGCGAGTATCAAACATCAAGAAGAACAGGAGGCGAAATCCTGCCGTTACTCCTTTGCATGAAGCAAAGCACACCCTTCAAGATGTGACGAACTTTTGGGCAAAGCAATCCTTTAGCTTAGATATCCCGATGCACCAAGGAAACTGCCAAGGGTGCTTTTTAAAAAGCCGTTACAGAACCGACCTTGTCGCACGGGAAACCCCAGAAGCTTTGAACTGGTGGATCGAGCAAGAGAGATCGATGCTCGGGGTGGCGACTGCAAAGAACCACACCTTCCGAAAAGACCGGCCCAGTTATGAAAACATCTTGAAACAATCCAGAATGCAACTCCCAATGTTCCCCGATTTCGATGACACCGTTAGCTGTCATTGCACCGATTAAGGAGGCTGATGGCAGATAAAATTGCAACTGTAGTAAGGCTCGAGGTTCCGATACCACCCTCGACTAACCAACTCTTCCGCGCCTCGGGTCGGCGCGGCAAATTTTATAAAGCCCGATGCTATATGGCATGGCTCGCCGAGGTAGCGATCCTCATCCCTAGGGGGAAAGCTCTTGAAGGGCTGGCAGAGATCAACATCGAGATACATGGTGGCGAAGGTTGGACGCACCGGCGCGATTTGGACAACACGAACAAAGCGGTCATCGATATGTTGGTGAACAAGGGTTACCTTCATGATGACAACACCAAATATGTAAGACGCATCACCACCTCTTATCATCCCCCGACCCAAGCTAAAGTGCGAGCGATTTGCGTTGTTTACCTTAGACGCACACAATGTTGAATAGTTTTTTTAGGAGACCGCATTTGGCAAAGCCAAAACAGCGTTGGTCTTGTGGGACTATAACCGATCGTGTTCATGAACTCCGAGTGAGCTTCCCGAAATCGGGAAGCCGCTTCCGATTTCTAGCACTGACCGACCTCCATTGGGATTCAGCGCACTGCGACCGAGCCTTCTTGAAAAAGCATTTGGATTATGCACTCGCAGAGAACGCCCCGGTAGTAATCGTGGGCGATCTCTTCGATGTGATGCAGGGTAAATACGACCCTCGGGCCGACCCAAAGACGCTGCGACCCGAGCATCGCGGCAGTAATTACTTTGATTTGATTAGCAGCACAGCACTGGAATACTTCAAGCCTTACGCCTCTATCCTATGCCTGATTACGCCAGGTAATCATGAGGCAGCAGTTATCAAGAGAAACGAGATCGACCTGATTGATAGACTCACCCACTCACTGAGAACCCAACACAACTCTCCCGTTATCTACGGTGAAGACTGGTGCTACCTCCTACAAAAAAACGATAGAACAACAGGTAAAGCTGATGTGCGAACCAAGCGCATCTTCCTTCATCACGGCTATGGTGGCGGCGGTGAATCAGGCAGAGGCATCCCCCAGCATCAAGCAACCCGATCGCAATGGCAGGCTGATGTCTTCATCAGTGGGCACATCCATCGTCGCAACACCGACCACAATGTCATCACCAGCGTCAGCGGTAAAGGGAACATCGAGACTACTGATCAATGGTTCGTCAGGTGTGGCAGCTACAAGCAAGAGCTCGACTGCGGGTGGCACATCTCAAGAGGTGCCGCAGCTCGGCCGCTTGGTGGCTGGTGGATCACGACCGAGATGACTAGGTCGAACTCGCACACCGAGTACAACACCTTCCCGGAGCAACCATGAGATCACATAAGCCCCCACGACATGAGGTCAGGTTCCACGATGCGCCTGGGTGCCGAGCACCTAGGCTCTCGCCTTCCCGTCGTGGCTATGGTCATCAATGGAAGCAACTCAGGAAGCTTGCCTTCGCTCGCTCTCCGCTCTGCGTCCGATGCGCGGCGCCTGCCACTGATGTCGATCACATCGTCGCTAAGAGTCACGGTGGCACCGACTCCCTCGACAACCTCCAGACCCTATGCCACAAGTGCCACGCACTCAAGACATGGCATGAAGACCGCGTCGGTGGTGGTTTCGTCAAGCTTTCTGCGAGGCCTCAAAAATGACCATTTTTGGAGCAAAAAAGGGGAGGGGCGTCTGTTTTGTTTCAAGAGGGGTCAAAGTACCTCGCGTGGTATGCGTGGACAAAGATTCACGATTTTGGGCCTTTTTCATGATGTTTATGGAGTAGTGGTATGAAAGGTAGAAAAAAAACACCGACGGCGATACTAAAAATGCGAGGGTCGTGGCGTGCGAAGACGCGCCCAGGCGAACCCGCTCCGAGCGCATCGCAACTCGACTCGCCTGAGTTTCTTGGGGCCCGTGAAAAGATTATCTTCGACCAGATGAGCGAGGCGTTGTTCCGTGTTGGCGTACTCACCGAGATCGATGGCTCGTCGCTTTCTCGTTATGCGATCTGCCTCGTCAGGTGGATCGATGCGGAAGCTTCTTTGAGCGCTGGAACTCCAACGCATATCGAGATCATGGGTGATGACGAACGCCCGAAGGGTTACAAAGAGACCCCGCCTTACATGGTGAGTTGCAAAATGCACGACCAACTTTTAAAACTTGAATGCCAGTTCGGGTTAACACCCGCATCTCGTCCGAATCTTCAGTCAACCAACGGCGGCAAAGATGGCATCATCGACATCATGAGGGCGATCCAATAACAACCCGAGCGCCAAGGAAAAAGAAGCCGGTCACACCGAAAGATCACCCGATCGTTCGGTTCTTTGGTGACCACTTGCGCCATACGAAGGGCGAGTGGGCTGGCACGGGTTTCGTCCTGGCTGAATGGCAGCGTCAGTTCTTGAATGAACTCTTCGGGACGGTGCGCAAAGATGGCCTGCGCCAATACCGCACCGCCTACCTCGAGGTGCCCAGAAAGAACGGTAAGTCAACTCTCGCAGCGGGCATCGCTCTCTTCTTGCTCTGCCTTGATCGTGAAGAGGGTGCGGAAATCTACAGCGCAGCATCCGACAAAGATCAAGCCTCGATCGTCTTTGACCAAGCCTGCCAGATGATCGAGGAGAACCCAAACCTCTCAACAATGCTCCGCATCTATCGCAACAAAACCATCGAGCATAAAAGCTCGAACTCGTTCTACAGATCGCTATCCTCGGATGCCTTCACCAAACACGGGCTCAATGCTCATGGTGTGATCGTGGACGAGGTGCACGCTCAGCCGAATCGAGAGCTATGGGATGTGTTAACAACCAGCACCGGCGCACGAAGGCAACCGCTCACGCTCGCGTTGACTACCGCAGGGCATGATCGCCAGAGTCTATGCTGGGAGCTTCGCCAGTATGCCGAAGGGGTCAACGATAAGCTCATTCACGACCCGACTTTCTATAGCAAAATCTACACCTCAACAGGCGATTGGAAGTCTGAATCGACTTGGAAACAAGCCAACCCGAACTATGGCGTCACGGTAAAGGAAGACTATTTTGTCAAGGCAGTCGCAGAGGCATCAGCAAACCCCTCAAGAGAGAACGCTTTCCGCAGGCTACATCTGAACCAGTGGACATCGCAGGAGACGAGATGGATCTCGCTCGAGCGCTGGGATGCGTGCTCCCGCGATCTCCCTGACCTTTCCGGTCGAATGTGTTTCGGTGGTCTTGATCTTTCATCAACCCTCGACTTAACGGCGTTCGTGCTGCTCTTCCCGCCTATCGAAACGAACGAACCCTACTGGATCTTGCCGACCTTCTTCGCACCCGCAGACGCAGCGAGGGAACGAGAAAGAAACAACAAGCACCGGCTTGATGACTGGGAGCGCCAAGGTCTGATCGTGACTACGCCAGGGCGATCGCTCGACTATAGGGCAGTCGTGGCGGTCATTGATGGACTGGCCCGAAAGTACAACATCCAAGAGATCGCAGTCGATCGCTGGAATATTAACCAGATCAGTAAGGATCTCGAAACGCTCGGCAAGAACAACGGGCGACCCGATTGGCTTGTCGGCTTCGGGCAAGGCTTCGCAGCGATGACCGCACCCTCGAAAGAGTTAGAGGTCTTGGTGCTCTCTGAGAAGATCGCACACGATGGCAACCCGGTACTCAGATGGATGTTTTCAAATGTGCAAGTCGAGCGAGACAACGCAGGCAACATCAAAATGCACAAGGGAAAAGCGGTCGAGAAAATCGATGGCATCGTGGCAACAATTATGGCTTTAGGTCGGGCGCAAGTAAGCAGCTTAAACGCAACCAACATATACGACACCCAAGGAATAACACTACTATGATTGAACGCATAAAAGGCTTTATCTCTCGGGCGCTTTCCCTTAGTGGTGGCAACCTGAAAGACCCTCGCTTGAATGAGCTCTTCGGTGGCGCATCAACTGACTCGGGCGTCAGCGTCACACCCGATACGGCCCTCACCTACTCTGCCGTATATGCTGCGGTCAGGTGCATTGCCGAGTCGGTTTCGAGTCTACCGCTCAACTACTACGAACGCCTGCCGGGTGGTGGCAAGGCACACGCAAAAGCGAACCCGCTGCACACGCTCCTTCATGATGAACCTAATCCCGAGATGAGCTCGCTGCAATGGCGTGAGGCTTCGATGGCGCACTTGTTGCTTCATGGAAATTCTTACTCTGAAATCGTGCGTGACCTCGAGGGCAATGTGGTCGAGCTCTGGCCCATCGACCCGACTATGGTAACGCCCAGGCGCACCGACTCGGGTGAGCTTTACTACGAACTCAACCGGGGAAAGTCCTTCATCACCGCTGGCAATATGTTGCACATCCCCGGTCTGTCGTTCGATGGTATCTCGGGCATCAGCGTGATCGGCCTTGCCCGACAGTCGATCGGGTTATCGATGGCGATTGAAAGCTTCGGTGCTGGATACTTTGGCCGAGGAGCTCGGCCCGGTGGCGTGCTGACTTTCCCTGGTCAACTCTCACCCGAAGCAAGGCAGAACCTTCGCAGATCGTTTGAAGAACTTCATGCCGGTGGTGCAAACTCTCACAGGGTCGCCCTGTTGGAAGCGGGCCTCAAATGGGAAGCCATCGGCGTGCCTCCCGATGACTCGCAGTTCTTGCAGTCGAGAGAGTTTCAAATCATCGAGATCGCCCGCTGGTTTAACCTACCACCGAACAAACTTAAGGATCTTTCCAAGACGAGCTACAACTCCCTCGAACAGATGGAAATCAGCTTCGTCGTGGATACCCTGCGCCCGTGGCTAGTGCGTTGGGAGCAGCAGCTTAATCGCAAAATTATCAGGCCGAAAGACAAGGGGAGTTTCTTTTTCGAGTTTAATGTAGACGGGAAATTACGGGGCGAGATCGCTGCCCGTTATCAGTCGTACTCGGTCGCTCGCAACTGGGGCTGGCTGTCGGTGAACGAGATCCGAGAAAAAGAAAACATGAACCCGATCGAGGGTGGCGATGTGTATATGCAACCCATGAATATGCAATCGATCAACACCGCACCCACGGCAGCGCCTGCAACCGATCCGAGTCTGATGGCAGTGCCCACACCCGAGACCCAAGACCCGACAGCAATCGCAGCACCCGCAGCAGCAGGGGCAGATGTCGCCAGCACCGCATTGAACGGCGCACAGATCACCAGTCTTGTTGACTTGGTTACTCAGGTAGGCATGAAGCTCATCCCGATCGCATCGGCCAAGGCGATTGCAATTGCCTCGTTCCCATTCTTGTCGCAAGCGGTGGTCGATCAAATCTTCAACGGGCTTGACAGCGTGCCCGCACCCGTGGCACCCGTGGCACCCACACCCGCTCGCTCTCATGAGTCGATCATCCTACGCCTTCTTGACGATGCAGGCGAACGCCTTCAAAATGTGGAGTGTAGCGCCGTGAAGCGCTTCGCCAACAAACCAGCAGAGTTCTTAACCAAGCTTGATCACTTCTGTGCCGAGCATCGGGCCCGCGTCGTGAGTGCGTATGCACCCGTCTTGGAAGCGTTTGGCTTGACCACCGATCTCGATGGCCATGTCCAGCGCCACCTCGACCAGTTCCGCTCGACCTGGTTGGACTTCTCAGGCAGTGTGACCGCAGCGAAACTTGCCGAAGCAGTTTCCGAAAAGATCAACACCATGAAAGGGGTCAAAGATGAAAACTAATACGATTGAACGCAGGTTCTCTACCGAACTCCGAGTCGATGTCGCAGCGCAGAAGATCATCGGCTATGCGGCCAAGTACGATCTCTCGAGCGAAGACCTTGGCGGCTTTCGGGAGTTCGTTCGCCCTGGTGCATTCACCCGCTCCCTCGACAGCAACCCCGATGTGAGGGCGCTCATTGATCATAATCCGAGCCTCATCCTCGGGCGCACCGTCTCGGGCACGCTAAGACTTGAATCAGATGCGACAGGGCTCAAGGTTACCATCGACCCGCCTGACACCCAGTATGCTGCCGACTTGATGGCAGTCATGTCTCGGGGTGATGTCTCGCAGATGAGCTTCGCCTTTACGACTTCCGAAGACGCTTGGGATCTGGTGGACGGTAAACGGGTGCGCAGTCTTCTCGCCGTGGAGCTCCACGATGTGAGTGTGGTCACTTACCCCGCCTACCCCGATACCTCGGTGGCAGTTCGCTCGCTCTCGATCTACACCCAGGACGCAATAAGATCAGCGCAACGCATCCGAGAACTTCGCCTGCGTGGTGATCGGTAGTCCAGCAACTTGGACTAAGTCGCTCGCTTAGTTCACGCAAACGCCTTTCCGTGGACTAGGGGTGGGGGAATTCCTCCACCCTACAAAAACCCTAGGAAAATTGACTTTCTGGAAGCTTTCTAACCAACCATATCGTGATTATCCATAATAAAGTGCGTGCTCCCACGAACAATAGGCTACGATAGCAATACGGCGACCGGCGTTTGCCCGGTTGAATGGATCGAAAAAAGGAGCAGAAACATGGATAGTAAGACAAAGATCAACCTTTTGGTTGCAGCGGTGGCGTGCCTGACAGTCAGCTTGATCGTGTCGTGTGTGGTCGTGGTGGTGTTAGTGAAGGGTGGTAACCAACAAATGACCCAAGAGTCGGCAGCGCAGAGCGTGACAGATATGGCGGCGGCGATGAAGAAGAATGCCATCGAGGCCGAGGAGCGGGAAGCGGTTCGCAGAGAGAGCGAGAGAGTTGCGGAAAGAGAACGAGTAAGGATTCAGACTTCCCGAGATAAAACTGACGCAATGTTCAGAGATGCTTATAAGGGTCGTTAACCCTTCCCCCCCGCTCTCCCTAGGCTCGCCTTTACCGGCGGGCCTTTTTTTTGGCACGATGGTTGACGAACTAGGAATCCGTGGTTTAATCGGTCTATCGAAATCAGTGCAGTCTTTACGCACAGTTTCCCGAACTAGGGGCCTGTGCGTTTTTTTATGCTTCTCACCGGAGCAGATGCACGAGTCCTAATAAGCCATATTAGGAAGAAATCCAATGACCGAAATTGAAACCCTGCGCAACCAGCGCACCGCAAAACTAGCTGAAGCCCGAGCTATTCACGCTCACGGCACCACCGAAAAGCGAGAACTAACCCCCGAAGAAGCCGCAGCTTTTGAGGCTTTGGTTTCTCAAGTAGACGAACACGAAGCCCGCATAACTGAGATCGAAGGCGGCGCAGCAGCTCCCGCAGAAGAAGCAGCACCCGAAGAAGCCGCTTCTGCTCGCAGTAATAAACTTGCAAGCTTGGAAGCCTCTTCCAAAAGACCCGCAGTGCGAAGGTCAAGCCCGATCGAAGCGCCTGCGTTTGTGCGCGATTTTGGCGATCGTCAATCAACTTCAGATAGAGCATTGGCCTTACGAGGATGGCTCGGATTTCATAGCGTAAACGGTGCCTCCAATGAACAAAGAAACGCTGCACAGCGCTCTGGCCTAGAACTTGGGAACAATCGCTTGAGCTTTAAGCTCAACGCAAAAGCTCCTAAGACTCAAGCCGAAGCCCGTGCGCAATCTTTGACCGGTTCCGCTGGTGGTTACACTGTGCCACAGGGGTTCATCAATCAGCTCGAAGCTTCTTTGCTGGCGTTCGGCGGGATGCGAGAAGTCGCAACCATCTTAAGGACAGCAGAAGGCAATGACCTGCCAATTCCTACCGTGAGTGATCACAGTAATGTTGGCGCGATCCTTGCTGAAAATACTCAAGTTGCTGAGCAAGATATCACTTTTGCCCAGATCACCATGAAGGCTTATAAGTATTCATCGAAGCTCATCCGAGTTTCGTCTGAACTCTTGCAAGACTCTGCGATTGATTTGGAGTCGTTCATCGGTGGCGCACTTGGGGAGAGGATCGCAAGGATCTTTAATACTCACGCCACAACTGGTGACAATTCCTCAAAACCACAGGGGATCTCGGCATCCGGTGCAGGTAAAACTGCTACCGCTGATGACGCAATCACCTTCGCTGAGTTGCTTGATCTTCAGCATTCGCTCGATCCAGCTTATCGTGCGAACGCCAAATTCATGATGCACGACTCGACCTTCAAGCTTGTGCGAAAACTGGTGGATGATCAGAACAGGCCGATCTTTATGAACGACCTTTCTGCGACTTCTCCTGGTACTTTGTTCGGCGTTCCCGTCGTGATCAACCAGGATGTGGCAACAGTTGCGGCTAGCGCCAAAGTTATATACTACGGTGATTTTTCTAAGTACCTCATTCGAGATGTGCAGGACTTCACACTCTTGCGCCTCGAAGAACGATACGCTGATTACCACCAAGTTGGCTTTGTTGGCTTCTCCCGTCATGATGGTCGCATCCTCGACGCTGGCACTGATCCGATCAAGCATTTAGTAATGGCAGCTAGCTAAACATGAAAGTTAAATTTCATACTTCTGTAGCGGGCTTGTCGTTCACTTATGATGCAAATCTAGTGTACGACCTCCCGCTCGATGAAGCGGCTAATTGCATCCGACTCGGCTGGGCGAGCGCTGAAGAAGCGCTCGTTCCTCCGGTCTCGGAAACCCGACAAATCAAGGCTGAGAAGGCAACCTCGAAAAAACAAAAAGAGAAACGCTAATGTTGACAGTTGTCACTCCTCCAGCGACGGAACCGATCACCCTTGCAGAGATGAAGCTCCACTCGCGCATCGATGGCAACGACGATGACGCTCTGATTAATACGCTCATCACCGCAGCACGACAGCAGCTCGAGCAGATGGCTAGCCATAAAATGGTGACGCAGACTCTTGCGCTTTCGATCGATGACTTCCCCGACTCTGGCATCCTCTACCTCGAGGGCCCAGTGCAATCGGTGAGCTCAATCCAATATTACGACCTCGATGGCAACCTTCAAACTTGGGATGACGAACTTTATCAGGTTGACATCACCTCGAACCCGGGCCGTATCATGCCCGCCTACGATGAGGACTGGCCTGATTACTTAGACGACTACAACTCGATCGTGGTGACTTATGTCGCAGGCTGCGGCAACGCCAACGAAGTCCCAGCGATATTAAAGCAAGCGATCAAGATGCTCGTCGGCCACTGGTACAACCAGCGCGAGACAGTAGGAGAAGCGCAGGGCTACGAAGTGCCCTACGCCGTCGATAACATCGTTAAAATGTTTAGTCGAGGCATTGTCAACTAATGCTAAAAGCTGGCGAATTAACCCAGAGAATAAGCTTTCAGCGTGATGAATCCACTACCGTGGATGATTACGGTCAGGTGACCCGCTCATGGAATACCTACTACACGACCTGGGCGAGTGTTCGCCCGCTCTCAGGCAGGGAGCAAGAGCAGGGCATGGCGAGGCAGGCTTCGATCTCGCACCGTGTTCGTGTGCGTTTTAAAGATGGCATCCTTCACGGTGATCGCATCTCGATGGGTAGTCGCACTCTAGAGATCGTCAGCATCCGCAACATCGATGAGGGCTCATGGGAACTCGAGATCGATGCGATTGAAAGGGGGAACTAATGCCTAGAGCAGCAATCAACATCGACGCTTCCGCCCTTAAAGGTTTGCTCAACCTCATGGAACACATCAACGATAAAGTGAAACGAGCAGGGATCAAGAAGGCTCTTCATGAAGCGGGTGCCCTTATCGTGACCGATGCGAAGAGCAGCGTGCGTCGCAAGTACTCCATCCTTCATGACTCCATCGGATCAAAAGAAAAAGTGGTACTGCGCAAGGGCGCCCAGTTCGGCTACTCGGTTATCGGGGCAGAGCGCAGAGCGGGGCGCATCATTGGTGGCGTCGAGCGCATCCCGACCAAGTACGCTCACTTTGTTGAGTACGGCACCGCAGCGCACCCAACCGGCAAGAACGATCTGACGAATGAAATCTTATTGAAGCGCAAAGGTGCAAAAGCAAAAGCGCAAGGAGCGATTCACCCAGGCTCCGCACCGTTTCCTTTTCTTCGCAGAGCATGGGATAACAACAAGACTAAGGCGATCGATGTGATGGGTAAGATCCTTAACGACACCATCAACGAGGGCGCATCATGAGTGCTAGCAAAGCCCTTCGGGCCCGACTAATCGACGATGCTACGATGTCTGGTTATGTGGGAACTCGCATCTATCCCGGTCGTGCGCCACAAAAGCCGGTCATGCCTTACATTGTTTACCATCGCATCAGCACCATAAGGTCGGCAACGCTCGACGCAGGCAACACGAAGGTGCCCGAAGTTCGCATCCAGTGTGATGTTATTGCAACAACTCAATCGGAAGTTGAAACCATCATGAATCAAATGCGAATCGTGATGGACAACTTTCGCGGCACCTCTTCGGGGGTGGTCGTTCTCGGCGTTAGCGTGAGTGATGAGCAAGACCAGCCCGAGTTTTTTGAAGGCTCGGACACCGTGTTTTATCATTCGTCTTTGGATTTTTCCATCATCTATAGGGAGTCTTAGCTATGGCAGCAGTCTTAACCCAAGGCACGGCAATCTCGATCGGCGGCACCACCCTCACTGGCGTGACCGATATCACACCACCCAGTGCGACCCGTGGCACCGTGGACATCACCAACCTTTTGAGCCCAGACCATGCGAAGGAATACGCTGGCGGTCTGATCGATGGTGGCGAAATGTCTGCAACCGCAATCGTGGGCGTTGGCTCCGCAGCACTCGGCACGATCAGCGCTTACATCGAAGATTACGGCGAAGCAAAAGAATGCATTATCACCCTTGCCGATACTTCGACCATCACCTTTGATGGCATCGTTACGAAGTTCCAAGTCGATGGCGTTGCCACCGGCGACAACACAGTGAAAGCAACTGTGGGCGTTAAACCAGTAGGCAAAATAACCTACGCATTAGATTAAGGAGTTTCACATTTTAGATAAGCAAAAGTTATTAAGTGCAGGAAGTGCATATAAGCTCGGGGAGATCGAAATCCCCGAGCTCGGTGGCAAAGTATTCCTCCGAGTGATTAGCTCCCGTGAGCGTGATCAACTTGAAAGCGAAATCAGTGCGGGCTCGAAGTCGGGCAACCTGTCCAACATCCGAGCCAAGCTCGTGGTGAGATCTATCGCAGATGATCAAGGCAAGCGGATCTTTACCGATGCCGAGGTCGATGCTGTGGGCGAGATGCCTGCGCCTCTTGTGGGGATTCTCTTCGATGCGTGCGCCCGTCATAACGGCATGAGTGGCGGAGCAGTTGAAGACGCAAGAAAAAACTAATCGAGCGTCCGGGGAGGCGGTTTCTATTCCGTCTCGCTGGGCACTTGAAGAAGACCGTCGGTGAACTCCTCGATGGCATGGACGCCCAGGAGTTGACCGAGTGGATGGCTTTCTCAACGATCGAGCCACTTGACGCAGACCGTGCCGACATTCATGCAGCGCAGGTGTGCTCAACGACGGCGAATGTGTGGCGGGGATCTGAGACAAAGGTGCTCGAGGTGAAGGACTTCATCCCGGACTGGTACGGTGAAAACAAGAAAGCCGACAACTTCGCAGGGCTCAAGGCGTGGGCGACAGCGATGGGCACTAAGAAAACCTAGGAGTCGATGATGGCAAAAACTATCGGATCATTAAATGTTTCGATGGGTCTTTCCATAACTGACTTCATCACCAACCTCGACAAAGTTAAAGAGGACATGGGAAGCCTCGAGGCAGTCACTGCCGAGGCCTCGAAACACTTTGATGATGATGTCGCCGGGGTGATGGGCGACGCACTTCATAAGTTCGCCAAGACCTCGAAGTTGGGCGCAGACGATGCTCTCGCCTTTGCGGTGAGCTTGAAGAAGCTCGGCCTTGATGCGGACACGATCACTTCAACCCTAGACAAGTTCGGTAAAGGTATAGGCAAGTTTGCCAAGAACGCAGGCGAAGCGAGCAAGGCATTCGCTGGCATCCTCGGAAAGATCGGCGAGTCCGATAAGGTCTTACTCAAAGATATACAAGCGCTTGAGAGCATGGGCGTGAAAGCGTTCGATGCGATGGCCAAGGAACTTTCCAAGGTCGAAGGCAAAGCAGTCACGACTGCCGAGGTCATGAAGCGGATCGCCTCGGGTGCGATCTCAGGCAAGGATGCTTTGAAACTTCTCACGCAAGGCGGGCAAGCTCCAGTGGGTGGTGGCGATGCCGCCAAGGAATCGCAAGCGAAGAGCAAGCTCGCATCGTTCCTCACCCATGTCGAAACCAAAATCAAGTCCGCTGCCTCATCTATTTTCAAAAGCGTAACCAACCTCATCATGAACCCGGTCACCGCGATCGGGGGCGCTCTCGCCTCTTATGGTGTGTACAAAATCTACGACCGAGCGGTGATGGCTTTTGCCAACACCGAAGAGATCCTGACCCGAATCAAAGGGCTCGCTGGCGAAGCCAATGCCGAGCGTCTTGGTGGCGTGATGGGCGAGATCGCTGATCAGGGGCGCATCGCTCAAGATGCAGTCGGCAAGCTAGCTACCGGGTTCCTCGGCCTCGGGGTCTCGGGTAAAGATGCTGCCACGATGATTGAAAGCTTCGGGCGCACTAGTTTGGTTGCTGGTTCGGGTGCCACGGATGTCTTTAACAAATTAGGGGAAGTCGCTCAGAACATGACCCGCACGGGTCAAGCTTCCAAGGATGATTTCGCAGCGCTCGCAGCGATGGGCCTGCCTGTTTACCAAGCTTTGGCTGATCGATTAAATCTGGTAAACAACACAGCGATCAGCGCTAATGATGCCATGCGTTTGCTTGCTGAAAACAAAGTCGGAACTGGGAGCGCACTCAACGCACTTGCTGGGATGAGTAACAATGCAGATGTGATCAAGCAGGCAGAAGAACAGGCTGGAACACTTAAAGGTATTTACGCCCGACTTGCGGGTGAGGTGCAAGGGTTCTTTACTGAGTTCGGTGCCGACATTGTAGACGCTTTGGATCTCAAAGGTTTTTCAAAAAGCCTCATTGGGTTTATGCAAAGTCTCAGAGCGAACTTTGATTCCCTAACCCCAGCGATCAAAAATATCGGTATGGTGCTCGCCGTGGTTCGAGATGTGTTATTCGATGCGTTCAAGGGTTTGGTGAGTTTCTTCACCACGATGGGCGGGGCCGATGTGGCGGTGGGGAGTATCGACAACATTAGGGCTGTGGTTGTTTCCTTTGCACAGGGCGTAATGGTAGCAATGCAGTCGGTGATGAGTGGGGCAATCACAGTCATCAATGAGATCGTAGCTGCCGTGGGCGGGCTCAAGAAGTTTGCAGCCATCTTTGCAGGTGTGGTAGCAGGCGCCAAGGTTGGAACGCTCGCTGGTTCGTTTGGTGGCGTTACTGCTCTTCCCGCTGCGATCATTGGTGGTGTTGCGGGTGGCCTTTACGCTAATAGCAAGGTAAGTGGTGGTGGCCCTCAGATCGATGCAGAAGCGATCAAAACAAAAATGAATGCCTCCTTTGATGAAATAACGAGACGCATCGGGGGAAGCGGTGGCGAAGCCGGTAATCAGTTCTTAATGGAACTAGAGAACACGATCGTTGAAAGGTCGAAGGGCTTCGCAGATAAGGCCAACCCGTTCCGAAAGTTCTCACTTGCTGGGGTCGACACGCAGATCGATTCATTCTTCTCCTCGCTGACTGCCGCTAATGTAGGGCACACTACTTTCTTAAGCACCTTGCAAGGTGGCGTAGGCTCGACGATCGCTATCCTTCGGCGCGAAATGGAACTTGGAAACCTTACCGCCGAAGAGTTCGCTGCCAAAATGACAAAGCTTTCTGAGGGTGCGATGTCATCGCTAGATGCCAAGCTAAAGGCTGGTATCATCACGAATACACAATACGCCAACGGGATCGCTCTGATCTTCGAGAAGATTGACGCCCTCGATGTTTCTGGCCTCAACGCATTCATGGGCGGTGATCAGATGCCCGCCTGGATCAGGGAGCTTTCCAACATTGAAAGCCCACTTGAAACCTATCGCAGAAAAATGGAAGAGCTCAAGATGACCCTTGCGGATCGGCCTGATCTTTTTGCAGCGGGTGCAGCGCAACTTGCTGACGAACTAGAACGCAGCGTGGGAGCGATGGAAGAATTGAAAAACCCTGCCGCACTCATGCAGGGCACGGCAGGCGCCTTCTCGCAAGTGCTCAAGATCCAAAACGCAAAGGGAGGCGAGAGCGCAGCGGATCGATTGTTAAGGCTACAACAACGGGCAGAAGAAAAAGACACCGCAAGAAATAACTACTTGGCAGCGATCGCAGCAGCGACAGCAAACAACAATGCAATGAACATCGTTCAAGTGTAAAGGAGACACTATGGCAGTCGTGAACACCTACGAAACTTTTGAAGGCCGAACCGGCAGTGATGACAGCAAACGCCAGGTCTCGCTGGTGCGTTCGTTCATCGTGCAGACGAACGATGTGGCCGACGATGTGCCCAACCTCTTCGGTGAGAACCTGCCCGCCATGTTCTCAGTGCATCCAAAATATGATAAAGCCTTCTGTGTCGGTAGGACTGCCTCGCAGATGGAAGACCCGCATTTCTGGAAAATCACTTGCAGTTACAACTCCAACATCGACACCGTGGCACCGAGTTCCACGCCGAGCGCAGCGCAGACGCCCGAGGTAGCGAGCCAGAACAAGGGAGCGAGCCCTGAAGAGAAGGCCAGCGAGGCAAACGAGAACCCGCTGACGAGGCCTACGGACATCGACTTTAGTACGGGCGACAAGGAATGGGTTCTCGACAAAGATTTTAGCACCCCCCGCAAGCCGATGGTGAATGGGAACGGCGAGCGCTTCGACCCTCCGGTGATGTCTCACAAGCCGTTACTCACTATGAAGCTAGAATTTAACAGTGCCACCTTCGTCGCTCTCACATGGATGGCACGGGTCAAGTGCGTCAATGCGGATGCGTTCTCGGGTTTCCCTGCCCGCAGTATGCTCCTCGATAAAGTCACCGCAAAGAGGGTCTATGAGAACGGCGTCAAGTACTGGAGGATCTCGCTTGAATACCTACTAGATAAAGAAAGCTGGGATGCTTTAGTCCTGAATCATAGCTACACCGAATGGAACGGCACCCAACTGATCACGGCTCGAGATGTCGCGGGCAATGTTCTCCCTAATGGTGTAGTCATCATAGGTGACACTGGCATTCCTCTCGATCACGGGGTCTTACCTACTGAGGCGAACGAAGGCTTCCTTCGCTTCCGTATTTACGACGATATTGATTACACTTACCTCACTCCGATCTACAGAAAGATTCTCTAATGTCCAGCGCCTATGGCTTTACCGAAGATAGTGCCAGACGCATCGCCCGAGTGGTGAAGTCGGTCGAGGGCGACACGACCACGCCGACACGGATCGGGCCCATGCTGGGTGGTTCCACGATGTCGGTGGTGAAGGTGACGGCGCTAGGCTCGCCACTCAACACCGGGCAGAGGGTGGACTACCACGCCAGCGCAGACACAATGAATGATATTAATGAGGTCAAGATCAGGGAGATAAGTGGCGCAACCCTCACCGTGGGCGCTCGGTACATGGGGCAATTCTCTGGCTACACCGAAGCAGGGTTGCCCGTGTTTGTGGTGAGTGCCAGTTCGGCCTCTGGTGGTTCCGCAACCATAGAAGTGGTCACCGATGTTATATGCACCCCCACAGGGATTGAAGTGCAAACTGTTCAGTTATCTGGAAAAGACTACGATACCGCAATCATAAGGCAATTCCTTGGGCTATCGGATGTAATACCTGTTTCTTACACAGCGCAACAAAACAGGCTGGTAAAAGTTAATTCGGCTGCCACTGGTTTAGAATTTGGACTTAATGCAGGAACTTTAGAATCTGATATATCATCGATCAAGGCCGATATCGTAATTCTTAAAACCGACATGGTAACGGCAAAAGCAAACATAGTAACCTTACAAGGTCAGATGACTACTGCCACCAGCAATATCGCCACCTTGCAGGGTCAGGTTACTACTCTTCAATTTGATTATGCAGATTTACTTGCTAGGGTAATAGTTCTGGAGGCACCATAATGAAACTTGGAAAAACTACTCGTGATTCTGTTTTTCTAGGAGTCTCTAGCTTTAATACGACAACGGATGGACTTAGTTTTTTTTTCTCTGATAGTACTCGATTAACCTACTCGGCAACGAATGTCCTTAAAGTTTATTTTAATGAATATCCTAGAACGCCTATAGACTATGGCGGTCTTCCTAAAGGGCTGGAAGAAAACACGATTTACTATTTAAAGTTTGGCACTTATACAAGGGTTCATTTGACTCTTTCAGATGCTGTCAGCGATATAAACCATTTTGATTTTACGACAATAAACATGACTGGTTTTGAGAGAGGATACATAACTCCACTAACATACAAATACAGCACATTTCCCTGCATCGAAAAAGCAGCGATTGATGTTGAAGATATGTTTTGTTGCCCACCCTTGCCAGCAATGAATGTAAACATTCCAGAATACATGACGCTAGACACAGGATCAGAAGATGATTCAGGTGATTACTATTTAGCAACTTATCCAGCAATGTATTCAATTGGTATGCTTGCTGGTTCACCAGCAAATCTTGCATACAAAAGCAGAAATAAACCTTTTGAGGCAATTATTAGAACGCAATCTAATATCTATCAGGGGCCAACTACCTATGGAACTTTAGTTGAAGGATATACTTTAGCTTGGGAAATTTATACAGAGGCCGAAATTATTAGTGGTCTTGCAACTGGGAATATAAGATTAAAAGTTTTATGTACAATTTGGGCAAGTACCACAGATAATGGTGGATCACTTGGATTGAAAACTATTCAAGAATATTACTCTGATTGGCAAGATAAAGCAGTTTTTAATTACACAGGAACCTGCACCATTCTAAATAATATGGATGTAGATTTTATGTTTCCTAGTGTTGCAGGTTATTATGCAACCCCAGCAGGCCTACCGATTCCGCACTCGGTTTCAGTTTCACCCAGTAATTCTTTTGTTACCATGCCTAGCACTGTGTATCTGAATATGCCTGATGCTGTTTTTGAGACTCCTGAAGGAAACATACCACTGGGGAACATAGCAGAAACCTTGAATTATAACGCTACACTTGGGGTTTATTATTCAGATCTTAAGAACTACTATTTGATTCCTGGACGCATTGCAATATTTGTAAGAATTTTTCCAAATGTGAATGCACAAAACAAATTCGCACTTGGCAATGATAGTACTGTTGGCGGTTTAACATACCAAACGGCATCAAATTCAATCTACGGATCTTCTCCACAACTTTACTTCACAAATGACATTGAAGAAAGAGGCCCACTGGTTGGAAGTTTATCAAGTGCAGGAGCAGGGTACGGTGGATTATTTTCAGGATTAGCGCATGGAGAAACATTTATAGACAGCAGGGCAAAGGCTATATACACAGCTACAGCAGCAGGTAATCCAATTTTTGACCTTGAGGGCCATGTTATAGGTGTGTCTTTAGTTGGTGGCGCAGGCAGTGGTTATATAACACCTCCAACTGTGGCTATATCTAACTCAAATGCTATTTGTGTAGCGACATTAGGAACGGGTACTCGTGCTGGAATGGTTGACTTTGTGACTGTTACAAATTCAGCAACTAACTTTGGCGACAGGGTGAACTCCAGAGCTTTCTTTTCAGCACCACCACCACCGTATTTTAACCTGACAGAAAAAAACTTCCGAATGGAATTGTTTTATTCGCAGTATAACTCAGCTAGAAAACGGCAATCATCGTTATATTATGACTTTTTTAAAAGCTATTATTATTATATCACATCATTTCACCCAGATGCTTACATCACTAGTCTGACCCCACCACCCTAATAGTGCGAGCGATTTGCATCGCCAACCAAGCCAGATTAACCTCGGTAATATTCTTTTTTTCGGAGGTCATTATGCCAGCAGGAATCTACAACTTCGCGGCAGAACAGGGCGCAACCCTATCCCGTACCATATTGTACACCGACGCTGACGAGGTCGAGACCGATCTGACAGGCTACACCGCAGCGATGCAGGTAAGGCCAACCGCAGCAAGCGCAACCGTAACGCTGGAGCTCACCACCGAAAATACCCGAATCACGCTTGGCGGTGCCGCTGGAACTGTAGATTTACTCGTTGACGCTGCCACGATGGAAGCGATTACGCCTGGTAAATACTTCTACGATCTCGAACTTTATAACGGCTCAACGGTAATCAGACTCATCGAAGGCACCTTCACCGTGAAAGCGGAGGTGACAAGAATATAATGCCAGACATTGTAACCATCAGCGAAACAAATAACATAGTAACCGTTTACGATGGCCGAGGGTTTAAGGGTGAACCCGGCGACTCCTTTGATCAGACTCTAAACACAACGGATGCGGTGGAGTTTGCTGGCCTTGTTAACAACGGCCTGACCTTTCCGACGGCAGACGGCACCGCAGGGCAAGTAATCGAAACAGACGGCGCAGGCGTTCTTACTTTTGTTACGCCTAGCGGTGGTGACTTTCTACCACTCGCTGGCGGCACGATGACAGGCAACATTGTTTTCGATGGAACCAGTGGGCAATTTATCGGCAAGGGAAGCTTCGACACCGCACGAAGCGGCAATTATGGCATCTCAATAGTTTGCTCGGTAGGGTACGAATTTAACTGGCAAGCTGGCTGGCTGGTAACCACCGAGCAAAGCTCGGCAACACCACGGCCCCTTTATCTAGACTCGCTCGCTGGCACTACCTTAAGAGCATGGGATTCTTCAGCGTCAACAGGCACCGAAGTTACGCATTTAGGTATCACTTTCGCAGATACCACAGTACAGACTACAGCGTACACCGGAGGGGCAGGCGTTTCTTCGCTCACCGCAGGGACTGGAATTTCCTTAGATGTTACCACCGGCGACATTACCGTAACGAACTCAGAGCCAGACCAGACCGTAGTTTTGACCGATGGAACAGGGATTACGGTTACTGGAACTTATCCATCGTTCACGATTACCTCTAGCATTACGCAATACACCGACACCGATGCTAGACTTGCGCTCTCCGCAGGCACTGGTATCAGCTACGACAACACCACCGGAATCGTGACTAATGATAATCCAGATCAGACGGTAACGCTCACGGATGGAACAGGGATTACGGTTACTGGCACTTATCCTTCATTCACGATTACCTCTAGCGTCACACAATACGCAGACACAGACGCAAGGCTTGCACTCTCGGCTGGCACCGGCATAAGCTACGACAATACCACCGGAATCATTACCAATGATAATCCAGATCAGACGGTTACGCTTACGGATGGCACTGGCATTACGATCACTGGCACTTACCCTTCGTTTACGATTGCTTACAGTGGAGCAGGCGGAGGCTCTGGAACAGTTACCACCGCAAGCGTAGTAAGCGCAAACGGCTTTGCAGGCAGTGTGGCAACGGACACCACCACCCCAGCGATAACAATTTCAACTAGCATCACAGGTCTTTTAATCGGCGACGGCACCGCTATCGCAGCAGCAACCGCAGGCACTGATTATGTTATTCCTTCTGGATCAATCACCGGCTCGGCAGCATCCTTATCTGCCACGCTCGACGTGGCATCTGGTGGCACCGGCTTGGCAACTTTAACGGCTGATAATGTAATCCTTGGCAACGGCACTTCTTCACCTACTTTCGTTGCGCCTTCTACTTCTGGCAATGTCCTCACCAGCAACGGCACAACTTGGCAGAGTGTCGCACCGGCAGGCGGCGGATCTGGAACCGTTACGAGCGCAAGCGTAGTATCAGCAAACGGCTTTGGCGGTACTGTCGCAACAGATACGACCACGCCAGCGATTACTATCTCGACTTCCATCACCGGAGTGTTGAAGGGGAATGGCACCGCACTAAGTGCAGCCACCGCAGGAACGGATTATGTAGCACCAGCAGGCGCACTTGGAACACCTTCCAGCGGTACGCTCACCAGTTGCACCGGCTTGCCTATATCGACAGGCGTAAGCGGCCTTGGTACAAGCGTTGCCGCATTCCTTGCAACTCCAAGCTCGGCCAATCTAAAGACCGCCATCACGGATGAAACCGGAACTGGAGGAAGTTTAGTTTTCGCCACCTCGCCAGCGTTGACCACGCCAACCGTCACCGGACTTAACGAAACGAAAACCGCACCGACAATTTCCTCTGGTGTGTTAGCGTTAAATTGTGCTTTAGGCAATGTGTTTCATGTAAGTTTAAATGCAGCAATTACTAGCTTGACCTTCTCGAATATACCGTCTTCTGGCACCGCTTACGGCTTAACTTTAGCATTTACCGCAGATGGCACCGCAAGGGCTGTTACATGGCCTGCCGCTGTAAAGTGGTCAGGTGGTACGGCGCCAACGCTGACCAGCACTAACGCAAAAGTGGACATCTTTGTGTTAACGACTTGGGATGCCGGTACAACTTGGTATGCCATGACTGGAGGCCAGAACTTCTGATGCCAATTTCTAGACGAATAATGGGTGTTAGCAGAGCTGTTGCAGGAGGAACAGGCATTCGAGCTATTTTCGGCTATGGCTTTACCAGCGCTGCAGTATCCTTGACAAATTTAGTTTCATCGTCCGGTGTGGTCTCTGCCGATACCGCAGGCGTTGGAAGTTCTAGATTCAATCTAGCCGCCGCAGGATACGGAACCGATAAAGCTATATTTGGCTACGGATTTACCAGCGCTGCAGTATCCTTGACAAATTTAGTTTCATCGTCCGGTGTGGTCTCTGCCGATACCGCAGGCGTTGGAAGTTCTAGGCAAACCCCTGGAGCCGCAAGATACGGAACCGACAAAGCTTTATTCGGCTACGGAATTGGTTATTCCGTGACGAACAAAATTTCTAATACCGGCGTGGTTTCTACCGATACCACAGGCGTTGGAACCGCTAGGGGACAACTAGCAGCCGCAGCTTACGGCGGTGACAAAGCTATATTTGGATATGGGCAAGGCCCAACAGCCGTGACGAACAAAATTTCTAATACTGGTGTGGCTTCTGCCAATACCGCAGGCGTTGGAACCGCTAGAAATAAACTAGCCGCCGCAGGATACGGCGGTGACAAAGCTATATTTGGCTACGGATTTAGCGCATCCATGACAAATTTAGTCTCTAATACCGGCGTGGTTTCTACCGATACCACAGGCGTTGGAACCGCTAGGGGAGACTTAGCCGCCGCAGGATACGGAACCGATAAAGCTTTATTCGGCTACGGGTTCGGTTCAAACAAGACAAATTTAGTCTCTAATACCGGTGTGGTCTCTACCGATGGCGCAGCCGTTGGAACCGCCAGAGGACAACTTGCGGCCGCCTCCTACGGAATATAACCAATGCCATCAAAACTAAACTCGGAATTTAACTATCGTACTCAGGTGATCGGTGAGACACCTTGGGAGAAAATCAAAACTCTCCTAGGCTTCTTGGAAGGCCGACATCGAGCAAAAGCATTAGAGGAAGTAGGCGCTAAAAAGTTTGCAGCAAAGAAGGCCAAGCTTGAACACCTACGAAAGACTACCAACCTGGAGCATGAAACCTTGGAACTAGAGGCCGAGATTTTAGAACTAGATTCCGTTCAAGAAAGCCAAAGGCAATGCTACATCTTGAACCATCAAGAGATAGCCATCCTAGAAAAACTCTTGGCCGAACTTTACGAGATCGCAGAACCAACAAGGATTGAAGGCTACACAGACGAACAGATGTTTGAGTACAACGCACCAAACGAATTTGCGGTATGGGTGGCGAAAGAAATTCACGCAGAGATTCTGGCTCAAGGGCATCCTTCACCAGCGAAAATAAGAAACGCTATGTCCTGTCCAGAGGCATGGGCCGCACTGCAAGAGATCGGACTAGTGCCAGAAGGTACACCGATTCTAGGCAATAACGATCCTTCCAACATTCAATTGATACCCAAGAACCATCAAGGAGAGATATGCCTAATTACGCAAAAATAAACGGTGACACAGTAATCGAGTTTCCATCCTATCCACAGCGTGACCATCCGCAGACTAGCTTTGCCGATGGCTGGGCTGGTGGCGATGTGGAAGGCTCAACTTATGTCCTAGTGGAAATAGAGGACACACCGCCAACCGACTACCTGACACAAGACACGGAAGTCGAGGCACCAAAAAAGGTGGCTGGTAAATGGAAGGTGAAAACCAAAGTCAAAGATATTTCGCTAGAGGAAAAAGCGAAACGCAAAGCGGATAAGCAGCAGCGTGACGCAGACCAAGAAGATAACTTTCTGACCAAAGCAGAAATCAAAGCAATACGAAAATTACTCAAGGCGCAGTAACCCGAAAGGCCCACGATGAACCTTTTCCTAGCTCTCTTGCTCTTCTCCCAAATCGAGGCAACCTCTGTCGAGGGTGGTCGCACCTCTCCCGATGGCGCCGAGGAAATCCAAATCGACTTGCCCGGCTCGCAACAGATGAAGAACACCGGAGGCAAAGACGGCGCGGGCCTTTGCGTCTTCACCTCGATTGAGCACGCAGGGCGCTGGCAAAATGTGGACAGCATCCTCGGACTACAGCAGAAGATGACACGGGAGCAGGGTGGTGGCTATCCGTCCAAGGTCGAGAAGATGCTCGCCAAGTATTGCGACGGCGCTCAATATCTCCAGTACGAGGGCAGCGACCCCGCACTGATCAAGCTTGCTCTCACTACGGGTCGGATGCCCTCGGTCACTTATGGCTACTCGCCCAGGTACACAGGCAAAATCGCACACATGGTGAACGCGGTACACCTCACAGAAAAATGGGCAGCGATCCTTGATAACAACTTCCCCGGCGAAACCAAGTACGAATGGATGAGCCCCGCAGAGTTCAAGAAGCGCTGGGTCTCGGGTGGTGGTGGCTGGGCCGTGGTCGTGATCGCTCCCCCGCCTCCTCCGATGCCGTACAACGAGGGCGAACCGGTTAAGGTGTACGGGCAGAAATGGGGCACACCCTCGAGCGCTGCGGTCGTAGCGCCCTATGAGTGGAAAGTTATCGATGCCAACCAAATAGCACTCTACAGCGCAGGCAAGCAACTCGGCGTCTGGATCATGGCGAGGCAATGCTACCGGGAACTATTGCCCGACGGCAACTGGTCATCAGACCAGGAGCTCGCCCCGTTCGCACCACCCGCATCACACCTTGCAAAGATCATCGAGCAACAGGAGCAGAACTTCGGACTCGATCGCTCACGCATCGACTCAGGCGTTGAAAAGTTCTGGTTAGGTGGCAGAGAGGTTACCCGCAAACAAGCCTACAGCGCTATTGAGGGCAAGGGCAAAGACCTCATCGATGATCGGGAAAAGCTTCGGCTAACTGTAATCGGCACGCCGTCTGAATGCAAGGCAGTGATAGCAGATCTCGAAAGCAACCCCGCACTCAGCGTGTTTGCAGACACCTTACTTGTTCAGTCCTATCGGCCCGATAACTGGGCAGTAAAGGAACTCGGGTTCCTTCCCGGTACACCTCGCATCATGGTGCAGGGTGGCCCAGATTCACGGGGCGCGGGCAAGGTGCTTCACAGTCAACCCGATTACAATGGCGGGGCTAATGCCCTTGCTGATGCCCTTAGAAGGGTAAGGCCTGACTACGACCCCAACAAGGATGTGGACAAACGAAAAGCCCCCGCAAAGCCTACGGCACCGGATG